TACTAGTATCAACATGCATTATGTTACCAAAGGTCTAGCCGAATTAAATGAAAAAGATATTATCCGTTTCACAGTAGCCAAGGGTAGAAGAACCTATATGGTAAACCCTATCTACTTCTATAAGGGATCGTTAAAGAAAATCTTTTATTCTATAAAGGAATATGGAAGGATGGATGCCCACGAATCCCTGACTAAAGAAGACCCTATAAAAAATCTTAATTTGTTTGAATAATTTGTAATTGATTAATTATTACCTTTACACCTAAAGACCAAAAATTATGTTAGGAGTTACATCAGGAATAGACCCCAAGCTAATAAAGAAAGATTACGGTGGTAAAAAAATAAAAATTAAAGCTATGGCTATGACAGAGAAAATGACAGGCGAGAAGTATAAGAGTAAGTCTGCGTACAAGAAACATGAAAAGTCAGAAAGTAAATCTGATAAAGCATCTGAAAAGAAAAAGAATCTTTTTAGTAAAAGCAATAAGCTGCCCTTTATGGTTAAGATTAAGATGGCTGCTGCTATGAATAAGAAATCTAAAAAGTGTTAAGATGAGAACAAATAAGATAAAGCCAAGTCAGGCTATATTGTTGGCTAAAGCTAAAAAGAAAGCTGAAGATTTAGCACTTAAAATGAAATAATCATGAGTATAAGAGGAATGTTAATGGCTGTTAGAAGAGGTGTTAGACCTGGTAGATTCAGCAAGAATATTGAAGTTGAAGTTGAAAATCAATACCCAATTATATTAGAAGAAACTTTTGAGCCGAAAGCAACTAAACCTAAAAAAGATAAGGTTGCTAAACCAAAAAAGGAAAAAGCAATTAAGTCTACTAAAAAATAAGTAATTATGCAGATGATGGGTGGCAAAATTAAAATGTCTGAAACAAGAGGTTTTAAAGGTACAGGAAAAAAAGCTGATGCAGCAGGAGAATCATCTGAAGAAGGAGTAGGTAATGCAAAAACTAAAGAAATTGGCTCGGCTCTTTTAGATACAGGTAAGTCTTTTGCTGCAGGCGGAATGTCTGAGGAAGAAAAAGCTGATACTGCATATGAAGGTGGTAAAAAAGTTGTTGGTGCTATTTTCCCTATTGTAGGTCAGGCTATAAACCTGGGTGATAAAATAGGTGCGCCCATAAAAGCTAAAGCTGAAAAAGCAGATTCAAAAGGACAAGTGAACGAAGGAAAGGCAAAAAGAGGATTTATAGCAGGTACATTTTTAAATCCTGCAAAAACTCTATCAAGAACTCTATTTGATAAAGAAAAATCAGCAGGAGAAAAGCTACTTGCTGTTGCTACTGGAGGTATTTCACAGGTGTTTAAGGGAAATGAGTATGTAAGCAAATTGGAAAAAAACAATCAAAAAGCATTAGGTATTTACAAAGATAAATCGAATATTGCAAGTAATAAACCAAGTGCAGCTAGTAAAGGTTCAATCGAAAAATTAAATAAGTTCAATCTAGGAAGAATGAACGATAGAATAAATCAAGTATAATAAAATAAATAATCATGGGGCTATTAGAAAAATTAAAAGCAGCTAGAGATGCTGCAATGAAGACAGACGGAAAGTCTAAAGTTAAAGGCACTATGTCTAGTGAAATTGATGGTAGAAACTACACATCAAAAGGCGTTGTTAAATCTAAAACAAATAGCCTTAACAATACCACAAAAACTGTTACTAAGTTGAAAGGTAGAGGGTATGATAACCCATTGAAAAGCTCAAGACAAGTGGTTGTTAAAAATGCAGATGGTACTGTAAAACGTACAAGTGGAAATACCAAGTTCAAGAAGGGATATGAGGTAAAGCCTACTTTATCTTTAAAAACTAAACCTGTTGAAAAAATACCTGTTACTAGACCTATACCTACTATTCAGAAGGCTGAACCTAAAAAGAAACCTACAATGGGATTCAAAAGAGAAATGGGTCAGACTCCTATGCAAAAGAAGTTAATGCTAGCGAAAGAAAAGATGACGAATCCTAAAACTAGTGCCGACTATCAATCAAAAAGTACCGATAAGTTTTTTAACGAACTTACTCCGCTTAAAAACAAGAAAAAATGAGTTTAAAAGCAAAAAGCTTAATGAAAGCAATGGGTACAGAAAGTACTACATATTCAACATCAGCTCCTTCAAGCATTGGGGACGGAAGGTTAAAAAGAAAGTTTAAGGCTGCTGTTAATCAACGTAATATTAAAAAGGTTATGGAGAAAAAAGCAGAAGCTAACAAAGAGATGAGTTCTGAGAATGGTGCAACCACAGATTCTAAACCAAAAGCTAACTCTTCTTCAACAAGTGGTGAGGTTGGTGAGAAATATACTAAACCTGTAAAATACAAGATAGGCTTAATGAAGGATAACTTTAAGGCTAAAATGGAGGATATGCAAGGTAAAGCATTAGACAGAAGAGCTAATAGAGCTAAAAAGCAATCAGGAAGTGATGATATAAATTTGTGTGGCTCTAAAGGTTGTAAAATGGGTAAACCACAACCTGGTCTAAGCTCTAATTGGAAAGGACAATAATTTTTAAATAATTTTTAAATAAACTTTTATTATGAGTTTTGACTTATTTCAAGACAATAATAAATTAAAAGGTGTAGCTACCTCACAATGGAAACCTAGTTACGAAGAGTTTGAGCATCCGAAAGAATTTATAAAATGGATAGATAGCATAAACTCAGGATGGCAACATAAGGCTGGCTACGAACCTTTTAATCTTTATTGCGACCAAGCTAGACAATGGCTAGCAGATAAAACTGAAATCACTGATTTTGATAATGCAGAAGACCAATTTGATTGGCTCTTGCAAGAGAAAGATAAATGCAATGATAACAGCCTATATTTCTGTAATAAATACGGAAAGATTCGTGAAGATAAAGCTGTAGATGGTTCGGGAGCAATACAATATACAGCCTGGGAGGCACAAGAAGTATTACTATTTCTAGTAGACTGTGGATACTCAATGATGATAGGTAAGGCTCGTCAAATTGGTTTTACAACTACCATGTGTCTAGCAGGTACAAAAAAAGTAAATCTAAATAAATCATATTTCACAAAATTTATTACCCACTCAAAAGAGAAGGGTATAGAGATATTCCGTGATAAGGTAAAGTGGGCGTATTCAAGGCTTCCGTCATACATAGCGCAAGAAGTAAAGAACTGGACTGACCAAATAATGAACTTCGACAAAAAGGGAGATAGAAAAGGTCGTGAAGAAGGTGGAGGCTCAAGATTCCAGGTAGACAGCCCTGCAATTGACTCTATAAATGGTGGTTCTCCATCAGCTGTATATGTCGATGAGATTGGTTTGCTTGATATCTTTGGTGAAATGATGCGTGAAGGAAGACCTGCGTTGTTTAAGTATGACTTGGAATCAGGCAAGATGAAAATGCAACAACAATTCGTTGCTTGGGGAACAGGTGGAGAGATGGATAAAGGGGGTTCTGTATTTGAAGCAGAATTTAAGATGTGCCTAAAACAGTGGAGAGAAAGAAATTACGAATATGGAATAATTCCAATATTCATGAATGCCTATGCTAGACGAGGAGTTACAGATAAACACATAGCAAACGAAAAGAAAGCATACCTAGCATTGGAGGGTACTAAAAAAGGAGAATCTGCCAAAGTACAGTTTCACCAACACTACCCACTAACTGTAGATGACATGTTTATACGGAAAGCATCAACGCTTGTACCTATTGCAACATGTAATATGAGATTAAATGACATTTATGGTAAAGATGTGCCTATTGAGTACGGGTACTTTGAACCAATAATGGATATGTCAATGCCTACACCTGGAATGTTCCTTGATTTTAAATTGATAGGGGCAAAATGGGTGCATACGGGGGACAGAGAAAACGTATCTACATCAGCAATTATTATACATCACCCACCATTAAACGAATCATGGAAAAATAGATGGTATCAAGGAACTGACCCCATCAATTCAGAGACAGGACACTCAATGATGAGTAGTTCTATATGGGATTCATACCTAAATACCGTTTCATCAGTAGTATTCCATAGGGATAGGAAATTTAAAAACACATATTTGCAGGTATTATTGCAAAGTCTTTATTATGACCAACAGAAAAGAGGTGGAATTAAAGAATTAGTTGAAAATAATATCGGAGATATGCACGTTGACTTCCAGGAAGTGCTAGGGTTTAAAACAAAGTTTACTTCTAACACACAGCTCCCTGAGTACTTACAAACACATGGCGGTAAATGGTTCGGTATATCCAATAAGGTAAATACTGCTCCTAGAATAGTAGCAAAAATGGAGGAAATGATTGAGGCATACGGGGATAGAATAGATGTACCTTGGTTTTGGGAGCAATTAAAGACATTTGTGGAGAAAGATTTGAAATCACAGTCTAGTCATAGACAAACTAGATATCAAGCTGCCGATTCAAGGTATGACTATGATGACTCCATATTCTCAATTGTATTTTCATACATAAATGCACTGTGTCACGCAAGACATACACCTGAGAATACAAAATCATCTGAAAAGGAGGCTAAAATAATAACAAGATATGTTCAATCAAAGGAAACGAACTATAGAAAGAGATTAGCTAGGGTTGATGAGAAAACGGGTAAAATAGTGAAAATAATAAGCTGATAACGTTACCTAACTGACATTAAAACGTCAGTTAGCCTTTCGTTATAAGAAATAAAAATAAAACATTTAAGATTTCCGTAATTCCTTTAAAATTCCTATCTGCTCATTTATTAAATCCTCTCTTACAAATTTAGCAAACTCAATCAAAAAGTTGTCTAAATATTGCCCTCCGTTATCTCGGTTTACTCGTTCATCCAATTTTACACCTTTTTTAAGTAGGTAGTTGTGTATTCGTTTCTTTTCCATTTTGTCGTTGTTTTATTTTTACATTCTTATAACAGCAAGTAAGCACCATTAAAACGGATGCCTACTTGCGTTACGTTATAAGCAATACTACGATTCGTTTTCAGTAGAACGTATAGCCTCCACCATTCCGCAAATTTCTCTTATTTCTTTGCCTACATAATTTGCTGTGCCTAAATCAGTTTTTTCTTTAATAAACTCTTTAAGTGCTTTAATTTTTTGCTCTAATTCGTTTTCCATAATTACTTTTTGTTTAAATTATTCGTACTACTTATAACAGCACCTAACCAAAAATGGCTTAAAAAAGCCAACTATCGGTTAGCTGCAAACCGTTAGCACCAATACTACAATCCCTTCATATAATTAACTTCTGTTTCCTTTTCGCCTTTCAAAGCGTTTTTAGCATATTCATAAGCCTGTCTAACTTGTCTATCGTGGCAAGTAACACCTTTGCTACTGTTATGAATATTTGAAGTTATCCGTAAGGCTTCAATAATCGTTTCCAATTGAAACTTATAAATTGTTATTTCTTCCATTCTATTTATATTTAAGTTAATTAATCCGTACTGGTGCTAACAGCGTATAAAAGCCATTGAAAAAACGGCTCTTATACGCAAAACGTTATAATAAAGTGGCGGTAACTCCCGTAGAGGGGTTCAGTAAGTTTTAGGCACTTACGTTTCTAGTACTTGTCTAGCAGCCTTTGTTACCTTTAACCCCACACCACTATTTTGCACGCCTGGATAGATTCGAACTACCAACACTCGGATTTGGAATCCGATGCTCTACCAATTGGAGCTACAGACGCATTTACTATTAGAAAAAAGACAGTTGAGAAATAATTACTTTGTTTTTATCAAACCCTATCTTTTTATTTTCCCATATACACCCATATTTATTATCTTCTTTTAATTCGTACAGATGGATATTATTGAAAAAGAATTTTAATTCATTCTTGTTTAACTTTCTATTGGATAGATTTTTGAATCCTTCTAAATCATCATTCTCCCCTCTATTTTCATTAACCCAATAGACATGATACTCTGTCTTTCTTCTTTCTGATTCAAAATTAGCCGAGATATATGACTTTGTTATTAAGTGAAAGGTATTATCATCAATAACCTGCTCTATTTTGTTTTTTGAATATTTAGAAGATGTACCCATTAAGCAGCTATTAAAGAATTAAACATTATATCAACCTCTCTTTCTAAAAAATCAGTTTTTATAACTTTGTAAGTATCATTAACCTCATTTATCCAACAAATATATGAATTGCCAATTTTAATGTTAGTGTTTTTCTCAATTATTTTTTTATACGCACTAAGCTGTAGTGAGAACTTAACAAACTCACAATCTTGCAAATGACTCAATCTATTCGTAAAGAATTTCTTGTATATGGAGTATCTATCAATCTTCTTACTAGTTTTATAGTCCCATATTTCAATTTCTTTGGACATTGTGTTGTAAAACAATTTATCAATCATTCCACATAGCCCCAAAGCTTCATCGCCTATAATTAACTCTGCTCTTATTGGTATTAATGTTAATCTTGAATCATCATGAAACTTATCAATCATTCTACAAAGAACCTCTGTTCTAGGATTCCATTCAGGAGTATAGTGCTTACTAAAGAATATATTTTCTGCATACTTATGAACCTCAGAACCTACAAATGCAGTCTCTTCTCCATTTTCCTTCCACATGTTTCTAACGTAGCCAACATCAAGACCATGTTTCTTCGCATACTTAACAGCAATAATATCATCAAACGGTTTCTGAAACTTAGATATAAGACTTGTTACAGATGTACACCTTTTGCCGTTGTAAAAATAACTATGGTCTTCCTCTTTGAAGATAATCCCCGAAAACTTGTTTAATTCCAATAACACTTCCATTACACAAGAATTAAATCATCAACCTCTTTTAATAATTCTGCTACCGCTTCTTCAGCCTCAGCATCAAGCTCATCATAAGGTCTAAACCTCATCGCTAAAAAGAACTTATAAACACAATCTTCAGGAATATCTATTTCTGCTAACTTGTATCCAACTACCATGTTTTGTCTATCCAATAATGACGCTTCAACTACAGTATATACCTGGTCTTTTTTAATCCAATAAGCCGCAGGAAACCCTTCAGGCATCGCTCTATCATTTCTGCATACAACTCTAAAACTTTCCATATACACTAAATTAAAAACCCCTACCCCTTCGTGATGCAGCACTCCGAGGTAAGGATTAAATGTCTTTATTGAAAATAATTTTGCGTTAGTCTGCATACCAACAATACAAATGTATAACTTTTTTTTATATATCCAAGCTTTTAAATAAAAAAGTGTGACCACTAATGAGATTAATAAAAAAAACATTAAAAAATATTTTTATATTAAAAATTAATTGTAGTTTTGTTTCGTTAAGATATTTAAGGAAGTGAGAACCCCTAGGTAATACTTAATCAAGACATTAAATATACCGCAGCTAATATCTTAATGGGGTTCTCAAAAATTTTCTATCCTGGCTGCGGTTGTTTTTCCTTTTATACCAAAGAAAAAGTAAAAGCTCTATTACAATGCGCTTTAAAATCCAAGATGTACTCCCTTTGTGCGCTTGGTAGGTGAAACCGAGAGGAATAACAGCGTAAACGAGATAAGCCGAATCCAATTGGATGAATAAATAAGAAACGGTACACCACGGAAGTTTGTAAGGTAGGGTTAGTTTAAAGATAAGGTCTTTATCCCATTGGTGGTTATTTCACCAAAAAAAAAGGACTATGCATATAACTGAAAAACAATCATAATAAAAATTAATTATTCTAAAAAAACATTAAGCTAAAAATTTATTACATTTGCATTAATCACAGTGGTGGTTATTATTTTTTTTTATAACCTACGCAGATATTTAATATCGGTGTAAAAATTTTAAATGCTTTATGGCTACAAATTACAAATTGCCAAAAATTACAGCTGATACGGTTGTAGTTTTAAATTCTCCTGTTGCAGGGGACACTGTATTGGCTAACGGTGTATTAACAGTTTTGGATGATGCAGGAAATGTTGCATTAAAGGTTAAAGCTGCAGATTTTTTATCTTATAAATATGCGGCTAATGCTTTAGGTGTTGCTAATAAGCTTAAGATTGATGTAGCAGGTGTTACTGTTATCGCAAACTTGTCTTATTCTGTTTCAGTGTACGGGCCTTATGCTCAAAACTTCTTTGGTGGAGGAAAAGAGTCAGGTGCAGTATATACTACTCGTACTTACGATGTGTCTTTACCTGCTTTACCTGCTCCAACAACTGCATTGTTATCTGCTGCTTTTGTTGCTAGAATCAATGCTGACACAAATGCTTATTTTACAGCTACTGACAACGGAACTAATTTTAATGTTCTTGCTGATTCAGCATTAGCTGGTTCTTTGGTTGCTGCAGCTCCATTAGGTTCTGTTATTACTGATGCTGTTGCATGGGTATCTCCTGTTGGAAGCTCAACAGAAGTTCTTGCTCAAGTAAATAACGCTGCTTTAGTTGTTGGTTCTGTTTATAACAGATTCGTTGTTAATTTCCGTAAGCCACTCAACAATAACATTGTGAATGGTCTTAAAGTTATTAAAGACGCTAAACTTATTATCTATATTGATAAAACAGATGCTGGTGCTGCTGCTGCAGTTATAGCAATTACCAAGATATTGAACGGTACTGCTACTGCTGCTGACTACTTAGGTTGTCCTGCAGTTTAATTTTTATTATTATTGGGTGGAGGAGAAATCTTCTACCCATTAATTATTTTATATGGCAAATAGAGAAATAGAAGTTGATGTTATTTTGTTTGGAATAGATGGGGCATCGGATATAAAGCTTGAATTTCCTGAGTTATTAGATACAAAGGAATTTGAAGGATTAAAAGCAAAAGAAATAAGACTTTGTTGGTTATTAGGAAACAGAACGTCTCCTATTTACAAATTAAGCAAGAGTGATAGAGTTGTTAGAGCGCTACAACTAGTCTACGGACAGAATTACGATAAAAATGTTTCGGCATCAGCTATTATGAACGGGGATATACCCGATAACATAAGGGCAGGTATCAATAAGATGGAGTCGTATAATCCTGAAATTAGATTAAGGGCTAAACTAATGAGTCATTACATGTTTGATAGTTTGAATGGCATGATAACATTAAGCGCTACTGATATGGCGGCTATGGATATTGACGAGAAGAAAAAGTATATTGATTTAATTGTTAAGGTACACTCAGAGTTGCCTAGCATGGTTGATAGACTTGAGTCTTCTTATGGTGTTAAAACAGTAATAAAAGCTACCAAGAACCAAATCATGGTAAGCCTTAACGATGTATTGAAATAGTATGAGTTATATCTTTAACACAGGGGCAGTTAGACCAAACCGATTAACTTCGGTTAAGAACAAAACGTATCATAAGGATTACGCTAAATTCTGTTTAACATCAATGAACAATAATCTTTACAGAACGTTTATTAATAAATGTTTAATCAATTGGTCATTCTTTAAAGGTGGTGATGGTCAATGGATATTTGAAGAGGATATTGAAAGCTTCTTCCTGGATGAATCGGGAGATATAAGAAATAGACTTAAGTGGACTAAAAACGTTATTAAGCCAATGGTACAGCAGTATGTTGGTAACGCTATTAGACTTTCTTATGACGCTACAGCTACATGCATATCTGACTTTGTAATAAACAAAAGAGAAGCAGACCTTCAACAATTAAAAGCATACGAAAAGGTAGCAGAATTATTTCCATTTTTTAAGGAAATGATTATGGAAAATACAAATGTTCAAGAAACACCAATTGAAACAGAAGAGTTTTTCTATAATACTTTTGTTGAGAATTTTGCTACGGATATAAATAATCTTATTGAGTATATAGCTGCTGAAATAAACATTGATGAGATAAAAGTTCAACTAGCTAGAAACCTAGCTATTTGTGGTCTTTCTGTTTATAAAGGAGGTGAGTCTTCTGATAATTATGTGGGAGAGGGATTAAATCCAATGTTCTATTTTTGGGATATGTCTGCAAAGAAGCAAGACCTTTCTGATGCTGAACATATGGGAGAT